GTCGATCGGCATTAGCGCACCGCTCGACGCTTCCCGCGTGGCATCCCGCGATCCTCACGCGCCGTCTCCTGCGTCATGGGGTGCGCGAGCTCGCCAGAGGCCGCCGCGAACGGGGCCTCGGGCGAGGTGGCACGTCCATCCGCCAGCATCGCGCGCGCCGAAAGCACGGGGAGGTCGACGACCTCCCCGGCCTTCAGCCCGAACGTGAGGCGCACGCGCACGTTAGTTTACGCGCGGTGAAAGAAGCGCCGCTTGGCCGTACTTGGTGTCGAGCACCAGCGTGGCGGCCGTCAGGTTTGCCACGTTCGACGCGCCGGTCGTGATCGCCACGCAGTCGAAGCCGCCCGCCACATCCAGCGTGGCCGGGTCGATCTCGATGAGGATCTTCTTCGTGGCGAGGGCCGCGCCGGTCGTGTACGAGGCGGCGCTCGTGGCCTGCGCCGGGACCACCGTCGTGCTGATGTCCTCGGTGGCCCAGATACGCTGCACAGCCGAGATTGCCTTCGCACTGCCCCCGGCGACGGTCGTCGCCTGGTTCAGCGTGATCGCCACCGTGGCGGCGTTGCCCTGCGTCACATCCACGATAAACGTGGCCTTCTTCGCGTGCTTGAGCGAGAAATAGTTGGAGGTGCGGCCCGCCGCATCCGTTGCCGGATTGAGGGCCGTCACCACCGTGAAATTCTCAGGCATGGTCGACTTCATGGGTTAGGCTCTCCTTAGCGAGCGGCCAGCGTGACGAACGGCGACACCGTGTCGCTGCTCTTGAACGGCGTGAGCGCCGCGTTCCACATCGGCAGACCATCCACGCGGTAGACCAAACGGAAGGCCTCCTCGCCCTGCACGAAGCGGACATGCATCGAGCGCGCGATGGCGCTGCGGGCCTTGTCGCCGAGCGCGTACTGCGAGAAGTCGGCGAGCACCACGTCGCCCACGTCGCCGATGGCCGACGCGTACTCCACCACGAAGACCGGCTTACCGAGCAGCGTGCCGAACGGCGAAGCGCCGGCAAGGCCCGTCGGCGGCAGATACACGGGCTGCTGCCCAATCGTCATCAGCGGGAGCTGGGCCAAGAGCTGCTGCTGAATGAACCACGCCGCGTTCGCCTGCGACCGGCTCCACAGGCGAGCGTTCATCTTCACCGCGTTCTGCGCGTTGAAGGTGTCGGCCGTCTGCGCGCCTTCCGCCGCAACCGTCACGAGGGCCGACGAGTTCGTGATGCCGAGCGGCTGGCCGGCACCAGTGCCTTCCCAGATCGCCTGCTCGGTCAGGAACGTCACTTCCTCCGTAAACGCCTGCGTCAGCATCGCGTCCGTGGCCGGGGCGTCTTCGAGCTGCTCTTCGGAGACGTACGCCAGCACGCCGAGCTTCTTGGTCACGTCCAGCGTGGCGCGACGGATCTTCGGCTTGCTCGCCGTCGGGGAGTCGTTCTCCCCCATCCAGAACCCGCGGATGCCGCCCCAGCGTGAACCCGTCGCGCGCGAGGTCTCGTCGACGAGGTTCATGTGGTACTGGTTGCCGCTCACCGGGATGCGGTTCACGCGGGACAGGATGGCGCCGCCGTCAAAGGCTCGCGTCACGATGCCCTGCGCGTACTGCTCCGGCACGAGGAAGCCGCCGTCCGAGTCTTGGCCGATGCCCATGCCCGTCGCCACACCGCGCTGCGCGGCGAGACGCGGGTCAAGCACGCCGTCGGCCGCGCGCTTCACGGCGCGGGAGAACTCCGTGAACGACGCCCACGGCTTCTGCTCTTCGCGGTTCTGCACATCCGTCACAACCGGCGCGGCCGGCGTGATCGGGGCGCGCTGCTCCGCCTTGGCGCGCAGGGCCGACAGCACCTCAGAACGGGCGGCGTCGACCGACGTCCCGTTCACAATCCATTCCGCGGCCTTTTCAGGCATCCCGCCATCACGGGCGAGAGCCGCAAGTTCTGCGGCGCGGGTATCCGGCGCGGGGCTTGCCCCCGCCACCGAAGCGTGTTCGTGCATACGCTGCTCCTGTGTCTTGGGCTCGTCGCCCGTCCGGGTCTCATCCTGCGAGGCCGCCGCGCGCCCGTTCGCGCTGCGGCCCACACCCATTTCGTAGTCGGCGGGCACGGCGACGGAGCTCCCCTCGAACGGTCCCCATCCCTTAAAGCGCCGCTCAAGACGCCCATCGGCTCGCTTCGCCTGCTTGTAGTTGTCGCCCGGCCAATAGCCGACGCTGACCTTCTTCCGCACGCCGTCGCGCATGTCGGCTGTCACCCAGGATGCGTCCGGATGATTGCCAGGACGGAAGTCGCCGCGAATCACTCGGTCCGCATCGACGGTGACGTTCTCAAGGATGCCGATCTGCCGGCCCAAGTCGTGGTCCAACAGGAACGGCAAGCCGTCGCGCGCATAGCTCAAGTCCACCCCGTCTGGGCCGTGGTCGAGCACCTCGTCATACTCTTCGCCCGTGCGCCAATCGTAGCGGGGCACGGCGGCCTCGCTGGAAATGGCAATGCGCAGCGGCGCGTCGGCCGGCGTATCGGCCGCGCGCTGTTCGATCTGCATGGTGAACTCGCGCGTGCGGAATCCGGCGGGGTTCTCCCGCGTCTCCGGCGCGAACGGGTTGTCCTGCGTCATGCGCTCTCCTTACGGAGCGGCAACACGCGCCCCGTCGTCGTGGTCTCATCCTCGAGCGGACTCGCGTCGGCGCTGACTTGAATCGCCAGCGGTACGGCGTCCAACGTGACGTTCTTGGCGAGCGCGTAGTCGCGCGCGTCCGCGATCTCGTCAATGACTTCGTAGTAGTCGCGCCCCTTTTCCGCGCAAATCCGCTGCGGGCTGGTGGTGCCCATGTTGAGCTCCATCAGCGCCGACGTCGCGTCCTTCACCGGATCAATCCACGGCCAGCCGGTACACATCCACGTCGCGTACTGCGTCATGGTCGCGGCATCGTACGGGATCGCCCCGATCGCGCCGGTCAGCGACGCCATCCGCACCCAATCCGCAAACACTGGCGCACAAAACTGTTCGACCAGTAGGTCGTGCTGATGCATCCGGCTCTGCGCCATTTCGCGCACGCGGTCGGTGCGCATCGAGGAGAAGTTCACCTCGGACAGATCGCCGGTCAGCGACGCGTAGGACCGCCCAAAAGCGCGCGCGATGCCGCGCTTGACGACCTTCATGAAGCCGGCATAGTTCGCCGTCGGGTGCTTGGGCTCCCACGCCTGGAACTCGTAGCCACCGGGCAGCACGCGGGCCGCACCGGGCTCCGCTTCCATGACCAGCGGCACGGGATTCCCCTCGGCATCCTTCGGGATGTCGAAGCCGCCGCCGTCCTTGTTGACAAAGAATCCGCCCTGCGCCGCCGCGAGCAGCGACTGATACAGTTCGGCCTCGGTGTAGCGGTCTCCCAGCTTCCACGTCACCAGCGCGGGCGCAAACCACGGAATGCCGCGGCGCTGCCCCACGCGCGTGCGTTTGAAAACATGCAGCACGTCGGCGGCCGGAACACGCTCCTTGCGGCGGCTTGCCAGTGTTGGATGCCGATCCCAAATGTGGTACGCCACGGGGCGCGAGTTGGCGTCGACTTCCACGCCCATGATGACGGCATTTTCCGACCCGTTGGCGGCGCGGTTGGCGTCTTCGTCCAGTTGATCGGGGTCGAGCGGTTGCAACGCGTAGCCAAACGGCAACCGCGGATCGCGAATACGGAGCGCCAGAAACTCGCCGTCCTGAATGACGCTTCGCACCATGAACCGCTGCATCGCGGGAAACGAGAAATCGCCGGCCAGCGTGCAGCGGTCGCGATGCCCCCAGAGTGCCCACTGCGCTTCGATGCGATCGTTGAGCGGGTCGAGCGGCGCGCCTCGCGGCCGGCGGGCGCGGAACTGGAGTCGAGCGCCCGCCGCCCCCACGATGTCGGCCTCGAAGTCGAGCAGCAGCCCGGCGGCTTCGCCGTTGTCGCGTACGAGCTGACGCGAACGCGCCCGCAGGTCGGCCAAACTCAGCCGCAATTCCTCGTTCGCATCGGCGAGTTCAGCAAACCAGCGCCCGACGATGCGCTGCTGCGCCGCCCCGCCGTAGGTGCGCACCTTGGGGGCACCCGTGCGCCCTGTGAGCGCGGCGGACAGGTAGCGGAGCCGCGCGCGCAGGCTCATCGCATCCCCACCACGTCAAAGCGCACCGGCGTCCCAAACGTCTGATAGCGGGCGGCGTTCAGGTGCGTATTGCACTCGGCGATCAGGCGGCGCAGGTCGTCTGGACTGCGGAACATGGTCTGCCGCCCCGCAATGGCGACCATCTGGACACCGCCGCCCGTGACCATCGCCAAGAGCGCGTCCTGCGCCGCGTCCTTCAGGCACTGCCAGTACGAGACGCCCTCACCCGCCGCCAGCGCGCCGACGTCGGCCACGACGGTGCAGGTGCCCGTGGTCACCGTTTCCACCGTGCTGCCCTGCG